GTCGACTCCTTGGCAGACAATCGCTCCAAGCCTGCCAACGTTTCTTCCTGTTCCTTCTTCAACATCCACCACCTCCAATGATACTTCGATGAATGGCTTTAACTTCAACCACGCCACACTACGTTTACATTCGTAGCCAGCTTCTAAATCTTTAAGCATAATGCCTTCGTACCCGCCGGCAATTGCCTTGACATTAATTTCTTTATAACGAATCTGACCTTCTTCTGTATCCAAATCAACCAGTTCTTGTCCTACCATTGATACATTAGGTAATGCATCTTGATGATGATTCATAAACTCTGTTAAATGATTGCTACGGAATTCTTGTGTAGCGTTCCATACACCTTGTTCGAAGTGTTCTAAAGGAACACAATCGAACAAATTAAGTACAGCATCGTTAGCTTTGACATCGCTTTTACGATGTATTTGCTTCATCAGGTCTTGAAACGATCCGCTCATAATCTCGCCATCGAATACCCAAGGTTCAGGTAATGTATCTGCAATAGATTTAAACTGTTCTGTTACGTGGGGAAAGTTAATAAGTTCTTTGCCATTGCGGCTAAACATATCCACACGACCGTCAGGGTATACAATAGTGATAACCCTAACGCCATCCAATTTAACTTCGATAAGTTTCTTCCCTGTGACTTTTGATTCATGATTAGCACTATCGTGAGCAAGCTGACAACCAAAAACAGGAATAGCATAATCAGCATACATCTTCTCCACAACTTTGTTAATGGTTTTTTCACTGACTCCACAGCGCAGGTCTTTAATCAGTATGCGACGGTACCAACCATTCCACTGTGCCTTAGTGGCACTCTTCATCATATTAGCGACTGTGTCGCGAGCAAGGTTACCTGTGAATGAGCGATTAACAAAACCAGTAATAATGAGACTAAAACTATCCCAAGGTAACCCAACGCCATCTTCATCTTTCTTCTCCGGGATTTGTTTCAATCCAAATGTAATCATAGGATCAAGAGCAAGACGACAGCCTTGAAAGAATTCACTATTGCCTGCTTCGGCCTGCGCCAAAACAATAGCTTCTTTATTCAAACGGCTGGGATGCAGTTCCAAATCACTAATAACTTGATAGCAAGGGTCGCTCATTGTGATACCTATGTTGTGTATAATATGTTTATTATACAGTCTAAACTTTAATAGGTCAAGTGATCTGGCGTTTTAAATGGCTTACCAATTTGGGCATATGGTAAGTTTCGGATGATTTTCTTTTTCATAGCACGTATAACTGGATGGTTATGATTCCAATCAAATGTTTTCATATACTTGTGCCAGCAGGTTTTTTTGGCACGTTTAGCTAAATTAGTGTCCAAATAGTGTTTGGCTGCATCAAAGTTGTCGCCAAATTTATCATATAGTTCACATGCAATATTAAAACTAAATGCGCCCATTTCATCCTTATGACCGTAGTACTCTTGCTGTCTGCGATCTCTGGCATAATATGCTGTACTCTCGTATCCTGGAATATCTTTAAATGATCGAGTCCTATATTGGCGTACATGAATTATTTCATGCAACATTGTATCTGCAAATAATCGACACATTCTGTCCCAGCGTGTTTCTGATAGTTTAATTTTCGAATCTGTATTTTTGTAACTAAACACTATTTCTACATGGCGTCGATCGTCAATATCGTAACTTGAATAATATGCCCCGCCAATATAGACTACACCATTTTCGTGGCTACTGTCACGTTTGATAGTGACTTTAATAGGAAGATGCCATTTAATATGAGCTGACAGTAGTTTTTGTAGGTCTTTAATAGCAAGACGTTTGTCTACTATAAGAGGCTTCAACTCGTACATCATAGTGTACAAGTTTTCCCTGTCCAACAGTGCCCAATTGAATGGTTTGCGAGCCATAGTATACTCCTATCATATATTTATAGTATACTATGGTTACAAGTTATCTACGCACTTTATGGGCGTTTATCAATGACTTTATCTGCCAAGCCATACGCAACTGCTTCTGCGGCACTCAAAAACGTATCAAATTTCATAGCTTCGTATAGCTGTTCGTAGGTTTTTCCAGCTGTATTATGCTTGACATACAGCTCAGTTAGACGCTGATTAATACGCTGGCTTTCTTCAAAGCTACGTCGAGCATCTTCAAACTGTAGTTCCTGTACGTGTACTGAGCCACGTGTGCCCGGAGTACCTGAACTTACTCGATGTATCATTGTACGGCTTTCCGGCAGCACACAACGCTTGCCAACCGCACCCGCCTGTGCAAGGAAACTACCCATACTTGCAGCCTGTCCCATAACGTAGGTAGCTACGTCCGGTTTAATAAACTGCATAGTATCGTAAATGGCTAAGCCGGCGGTTACACTGCCACCTGGGCTGTTAATAAAGAATGTAATATCTTCATTACCCTGGCTTTCTAAAAATAGCAACTGTGCTACAATAACGCTGGATGTATGTTCGTTAACATCTGTATCCAACATTATAATGCGATCTTTAAGTAGGCGACTGTAAATGTCGTAACTGCGTTCACCTCGAGCTTCTTGCTCGACCACCATTGGGATTAAACCTGGCATTATCTGTATTCCTTATCTAAATTTACGTTGGTTAAACCTGCAACTGTTTGGAACTTGTCCCAAGCAATTTTGGCAGCAGGATTCTTTTTTAATTCGATACTTGGCAGAACTGCTTCTAACCAAATTTCCGGGCGTCGACGAGGATGAGCACCAAACTGACGCGGCTGATGCATTTTACCATCTGTGTAAAGCATGATGCTCACACTACGGAACTTGTCTTCATCGTCTTTACTGCGGAAGTCGTAATGCCCCCATTCGGGATTACTCATACCACCTAAACAGTATCCTTCCCAGATACCAGACCATTGTTCGTCATCACGTGGGTCAAAATCTGTACGGGTAATCAATACCAGTACATCTTCTATGTCTACACGGCCTTCAACAATGTCTAAGACGCAACGACTGTAGCTTAGTCCGATCTTCATATTATCTACCTTGCCTATAATTGTTAACAGTAGGACCGTCTGTGCTAAATGTTAGACCGGCAACACTACCTTCGTAAAACTTACCGTTCCATTGTAACTGAACCTTGACACTCTTGTCAACACTTACTTTAAGATACTGGCGATCCTTAAAGTCTAATACATCTGCAACAATCTTTCGACCATTAGTATCGCAGATAATTTCACAGGTATCTTCGATAAATTGTCTCATAGTGTAAATCTCACTTGTTTAATACTGTCCCATCTAAAGCTCTTCCAATGTTTTGATTCTAAGTCATACACTGGCATAACATCTTCATTCACTTTCTTTTCACGCTTAGGCTCTGCACTTTCTACCAAAGTCTCAACTGGAACAAGTGTGGGACTGGTTGTACATTCCATTACTCGTTCTGTTCCATCCTTCTTTGTAAACACTACTGTTACAGGCCCGTATGCTAAATGACTTTTAAGCCATTTCTTAAACTTCACTACATCTTTTTCACTTAAGGTCGTCATCGTGCAGTGCCAGTTTATTTTTAAGTTCTTGGTTTTCCATCTGCAATTTTTCAATATGACTTGCCAACTCCATCAGCATCTCGTACATATTTTTAGCAGTAATTCTTGTTAGATCAACAATATTGATTGTTTCTTTTTCCATTTTATACCTCTATTACAATGTTAGGGTTCCAGCCGCTATCTGGCTCATAGCCTTCGTAGCCTCTGGGGTTGCAAACAACACGAGTCTCTCCAATGACATAGTCAAAGGGATGATGTGTATGTCCGTGTGTCCACAGTTTAATCTGCGGACGGTCCATAATGAACTCACTTAGGTCACTGCTGTAAGCACCGTTCATTAGATGTTGGTCTGCATACTGCTCATGAGTACTAAGTTTGCTTGGAGCATGATGCCCAACTACAACAAACTTCTCATCCGGCTTCTCGGCAACAATCTGCTTGATATAACCCAGCATATGACGATGACGAATAACCGTGTCATGAGGTTTAAGGTTAGTGTAACCTTCAAGATCCTTTTTAATAACACGGAAGTCGTTCATCATGTCACGTACAGAGTGCAATGTAACAGGATCGCCTTTGTTCATATCAGTCCACAATGTACCACCGATAAAAGTCACATCGTCAATCTTTTTGGATCCTGCTTCTAAGAAGTAGACGTTAGGGAACTTGGCGCATTCGTTACTCAGTGTGATCAAACTTTGATTCCATTTGCCGTGATAGAACTCGTGGTTGCCAGCAACGTAGATAACATGAGGAAACTGAAAGCTGCAACGTTTTAAGAAGTCACGGAACCGTTGAGCAGATATCTGCTTTCGACCAAGTCCAGTGCCGTTGGCAATAGCTGTTTGATCAGCAGTATTTGCTGGTTCAGGGTGATCGTGCAGATCCGTAGCAACCATAATGTCGCCACTTAAGATTAAGACATCACAGCCTTCATCGTTCTTAATGTTGATGTCAGAAAACTCAAGATGGAGATCTGATACTACTTTAATCTTCATAATTTTTCCGATAATAAAATTTTACACAATGTTTGATCTTTTTTAGTTTTAAATTCAAACACCATATGATCTTCATGGGGGCGGTAAACAAACCTATGCCCTGGAAGTCCAAACACTTCTAACACTTGAGCACAGCACTCATTCCACCACGGAACACTCTGATTGTTCCATTGTAGTATAACAGGATAACTGAATTTTGTCAAGTATCTTCCTTAAATCTTTCTTTTTTACGAGTTTCGTATTCTTCAAAATGTTTATCACATAAGTTCTTAATCCACCCTGTGGTCTGTTTAGTAGCTCGATTACCGCAAGTTTCACAACTGCGGGCGGCCCACGATTCTGCCATACTAACCATCCCGCTAATCTCATCGTCGCCACCATCGTAATAGAAACGTAAGCCGCCAAACTTCTCTTTAATCTGTGCTACAGTTACTTGTGGTACAACCTCTGAAGTCTTATTCTTCCAATCGATGTGATGTTGAATTTGTCCGCACAGTGCTTCAAGAATGGGCCACCAACCCTCACCACAGGCAAAGCCGCCGTACTTGCCAGCAAACATCTTTGGAAAACGTTCTTCCATATGTTTAGCAAAAGCATCATACTTTTCAAATTCGTCACTCATTATTCATCCTCCGTTACTACAAAATGGCTGATAACTAAATCCAATGCCGCAATGGTCTGTATGTTCAGGCCCACATCTTCTGGATGTAGCCAATAGCCATCAGGGTTGGCATCGCTACGTGGATTCTTCTTCCACTGTTTCAATTCTTTCTTTAGGTATGCACGATAGTCTTTTAGGTTAAGACTGGTAATGCGGTCAGCAGTCTCTCCGTCAATCCATTGGTGAGGTTTATGCTTTGCTTTGCTCATTGTATAACCTTTACATAGTTAAGTCTTGTTTCAAAGTTTTTAGTAAACCAGTGATGTCTATGTTCTTTAACTTTGCCTTTGACCAGCACCGCTGGACCAATAGTCACTGGTAGCTTACTAAACCAAGATACCATTACACTGTCAATTATAGCAGAAATATTGTAACCTTCAAAGGTTTTTGACTTAACTGATTCAAGTATTTCACAGTCCTTGTCAAAAATTACAGTATTAACTTCTGCCAAATATCGATCCTCACATTTTTTAATGTTACGCTTAAATTCTGATCTGCTTTTATCTCTGGCATATACCGAAGGTAGACATGCTAAAAATCCAATCTTATTCTTACCAACTGTTTCGGAATTTAAAATTGAATTTACTTCCGTTTGAAACTCATTGTCACCCTTGACTGCGGCAAACATTAATCTTCGATAATAGCTTTTAATTTCTTCTGTAAGAACAGCATCTTGTTCTTCAACGTACAACGTAGCTGGTCGGAACTCTTGTTCAGTATTTCCAAACGTTTCTATACCCAAAGCATGTCGAATCAGAGTTTTATTATCGTATTTGAGACACACAAATATGCCGTCACTGGCATAAACGGATTCGGCTTCTTTTAAATATGCATTGTTAGCTCGCTGGGCACTGCATGCCAGTTTCAAAACTTCACTTACAGTATATTCTGCAGACATTTTGGCCTCGTAGTGTGTGTTGCTATACTTGTATTTTACTGGAAAATTTGTCGGGTGTCAATCACTATTAAGTGTTTAAACACCTTTTTGGACAGTCGATTCAACAACGGATTGTTGTAAAAATGTAACACATAGCTATGTAGGGCAGGACTAATGAACATGTCATGCTTTTTCATTTTACTTAATACAGTTAATTTGGTCATGTATCTTGTTATTCGAGTAACGGGCATGGCTCTTAATAATTCAATAGCAATACTAAATGCATAGGCATCGAGCTCGTCTGGGTCTGCAAGATACTTGCTATACGGATGGGTTGCATGATCACTAAACGTTTGGTGATATCTTGATCTGCTCTGTTGTTGATGTCGTAGTTCGTGTACTACTGCGTCGAAAATTTGAATAAGAAATTCAGTAGTGTGGATTTGTTTAAATTGCTCGTCGCTGTTAAAATTATGATACACTATTACTTCAATAGGAGTTTCATTTTGACGATCATTTTCGGGATCATAAAACGCTATAATGTAAAAATGACTATCGTCTAATAGATTATCTTTTTTGATTTTTATACTAAGATCAATATCTTGTATTCTAAATTCTCGCCTTGTGTTGCTAACAAGTTTTTTAAAAGACATCGACGAAGTATTTTTTTCTCGAACACGTTCGCATACTTTTCTAACACGTTCAAGAACTGAATTCATAATTACATCCTATACGTAATTCTACCCTTGGTTAAATCATACGGTGACATTTCGATTCTAACTTTGTCACCTAAGATAACTTTAATTTTATTTTTTTTAAGTCTGCCGCCCATATAGCATAATACTATTTGTGCCATATTATCTACCTTAACTCTAAATGTTGAGTTAGGTAACACTTCCTCTATTGCGCCTGTAAGTTCTAATAAATCTTCTTTTTTAGCCATTGTTTTGTTTACTAATAATCATTGCACCGTTCTCCACAGTGATATTCATTATGTCACCTTCTTTCCAACCCTGTGCTTCACAAATTTCCGGAGGAATTTTCATTATAACATTATCCGGATCTCCGGGGATATCTTCAAAAATATCATCAGCATTAAATGTAAGTTTTTCCATGTTATTCCTCATCTTTATATTTAACAACAAGCCAGCCTAAAGTGTATAAATCATTTTCAATTTCTTCAGTTACTACACTTTCTGGCACGTAGTCTCGGCCATCGGGATCTGGAGTAGGTTCGTACCCGTCTAAACCGAAACCAGATTCTTTATTACCAATGCCGCTACAGTACCAATCAATGTAGTCGCCTTTTTCTTGCATGTCAGAAATTATGCCACCGCTATGTCTCCAACTACACGACCACCGTTGATCTTTTAATACTGGCCACATCTCACGTTTGATAAAATCATTGTTACACATAGCGGCATATAAATTTTGAGCATAGTTATCGTTATTGCGAACTTTCTCTAAAATCCAATCAGTACTGCGGAGGTCGTACTCCATGTTATCTTTTTGCCAAGCGGGATCGTGAATCTTGTTAGCTTCATCAATCTTGATCTGATCCCACATATCAATGTAGGCTTGATTCGGCTCTTCTCCCTTTTCTTTTGCTCGCCGGATTGCTCCTTCTTTTTGAAAGGTATTACGTTCGAGACTTTTTGATATTTTGCTCATAAGTTATTATACAGTAATTAACTGAGTGTGTCAAATATTTTAGGCGAATATGGTTAAGATAAATATCTATATGTTAGCAGTTTCTAAAAATTCCCTCATTGTTTATCACGTCCTTGCCCACCTCGTTCTTGCCTACGGTATCTATATTGGCAGTATTGAAAATTGGATCATTGCATTTGTAATATATCTTATATTTGCCACCATGGGTGGCACAGTAACATATCATAGATTACTAAGTCATAAATCATTTGACTCCCCTAAGTGGTTTGAATACCTTGGCACTATTGTTGCATCCTTGGGAGGAAATGGATCAAGTATAGGCTGGGTTGCCATTCATAGAGAACATCATAGATTTACAGATACAGGCAAAGATCCACATAGTCCACATCATGTTAGTATATTACGTATACAATTTGCCAGTATGCTTGATCATCCTAAAATTAAATATGTTCCAGATTTACTGCGTTCTAAGTTTCATACATGGATGCATAAAAATTATTGGGCAGTAAACTTTATATATTTGGTTGCAGTCTACAGTCTATTTGGTGTCGACGGCGTAGTATTTGGATACTTTGTTCCTACATTGATGGTGTGGCATGCCGGTAGTGCTATTAATACAGTAAATCATCTATCCGGATATCGAAATTACGATACTAAAGAAAAGAGTACAAATAACTTTTTTACTGGTATATTAGTGTCCGGGGAAGGATGGCATAACAATCATCACGCACATCCTGCAGATGCAAGATTTGGACATAAGTGGTGGGAATTTGATTTAGGGTGGCAACTAATTAAATTAGTCAGGAAATAAAAAAACGGCCGTTAAGGCCGTTTTTTATACTGGACCCACTTCTTTAGTATGGGTCACGCTATTTGATGCCATATGTGCTGGCCAATGTGTTTCAAGATAAGTGATGTCATTTATAAACTTTGCTCTCCAGGCTTGTTGGCTTTCCTTAGAGTCCCATATATAAATCATGTGTTTTTCTGTAGGAGAAATAAGTTCTTCTCGTTGATCTAACAAACCATGTTCCATTGCCCAAATACTCATTTCATTAATTTTTTCCAACATATCTGGTGGAATAGGACTTTCAGCAGTCTTAATATCAGTTGGGTGTGTTAATTTATATGTAACTTTCCACATGGTGGATCCTCCGTTATAATGTATTTATATATTTAAACTGTCGTAGCCCATAATTGGGGTCTAAATTCCTTGCGCAAATGTGCCTGTCTAATAACAATTGTTTTGGCGTTTTGAGTGCCTAATAGCATACGGGTGTAATCAAATACTGCAAATTTAGATGCTTGTCCTGGTTGTAAAAGTTCTACGTTGCTTACTTCGTATCTTTCTTTAAAATTAGGACTTGCATTAACCAGCATGTCTAATCTATGATCTAAGTGATCTCTAACACCATAGTAAAAATCGTAAAGACCTCGTTTTTCTGCTTCGTCTGTGATAAAATCTATGCCGGCAGCACAGGCTTTTATAGTTTGCCTTACTAAGTTTCTATCAGCAGTATGTTTCATAAATGCAAAATCTATAAACCAAACTGGAATTTTATCAGACCACGTAATCTTTAGTATGCCATGTATAATCCCGGTGTCGTCAGCTACACATATAGATCCTTTACCAGTTTCTCTTGTTGCAAACATTTGAACAAACTTATCAGTTACCTTGCTAATATCAACGCCGTGCATCTTAGTATTACTGGTAATAATTTCTTGTACCTGTAATAAATCTTCTTTTGTAAAATATCGGGCTTTCATTTTAACCTTTTAAAAACGTAATTAAACACTGTGTGCATTCCTACTTTTTCTGCAGACTTTAATCTAACAGCATTATTTTTATGTATATGACTTGATATAGCAGAGCATCCTAATTTCTTTGCAGTATTTTCGAAATGCTCGTGTAGTATTGTGTAGATACCTCGACCTCTGCACTCAGAATCAACTGCACTGAGTGTAATATACAAGACATTATCGCTGCCTGTTAGGCCACCTCGACTGTAAACAATGTGTCCTAAAATTTTATCTCCTTGAACTGCGTATACTGCGCTGTCATTATCAGTCCAAGTAGTTACAGGAAATGCAAACTTATTATCAATAAGCTCGGCCATCTGCCTTAAGAAGAAAGTAAAGATTGGACTCATACCAATTTTATCAGTGTGCAGAATATCTATAGTGTTACCCAGTTTATCTGTTGTAGTTGCTAAATGTGTAGTAGGCATATTGTGTATATAAAAAAGGCTCCTAAGAGCCTTTAAATTAGTTTAGTTTAATTCCTGAACTAAGTTTCTTCCAATATTCAGTATGGAAGTTAAAGAACTTTGGTAGTGCATCGTATTGCACTGCCTGCGGTTCGCAATAGTCTACTGCATATGCTGCTCGAACAGCAGGAGTCTGTGCAGCCTTAGTAAAGATAGAATGAAACTCTTTGTGTCGAGCGTCGTCACTCTTAATAGGCAATAGCAGATGATGACCGACGTTCATATCAGCAAAACTGCGATCAAAGCCTTGATTAACTAATGGTTGATATCCGTTAACAGCCTTGTTACCTGTAATGCCTAATACGCTAACCTTACGATCTGCTTTGGCATTTTCCTTACTCCACTGTTCTGCTTCGCTGATAAAGCCAATGTGGAAATCAGTTTGACCCGATACCATAGAAAGCATACTGTCATTAGTACTCTTAAACGGGATAATGTTTAAGTTAGCGTATTTCTTTTGTAACTGCAATGCTGCCAAATGTGTTGTAACTCCGAGACCTGAAATACCAACACTGACCTTAGCGTCAGCTGAAACATCTTTCCATGCGTTAAACTTAGATGATGTAACTGCCATTGGTGCCATACAATGAACATACTGTTCTTTTAACTGTGTCAAATCGTAACTTTCGTTAGGATAAACTACAGGTCGAACAAAAAATGCTGTGCTGTGTGCTAATACAGTATTAGGGGTGGCCAATACATGATTAACCGCAATAGCGCCGCCTGCACCTGGTTTAGTATCAAACATAAAGTTGTACTTGTCTTGAATCTTGTTTGCCTCATTGGCAATGGTTCTATGGTAGTTAGCAACAGAGTCGCCCGGCCCCCATGCGTATACAATAGTAATGTTTTCTTTGGCAATAGCCGAAAGTGCAAATGTAGCCATTAAAGCTGCAATAATCTTTTTCATAAGTTCCCTCAATTTTCTCTCCAGTCAATTTTAAAATTTTTCAAGTGGTGTTTAAAGAAGTCCTGCACCCCAGGATCGTTAATATATAGCATTTCGTAGTCTTTAGTCAACCCCACTCTGGCTACAGGTCTACGATCAAGTTCGATTTTGTCTACATTCTGCTGATGAGCAATGGTCCACATTGATTCAAGTTTAATCTTAAAATTCTTGTACCAATCGTTCTTATCAAACTCCCATATATACTGTCTGGCAGCATTTTTATAAGATGCCAATGTATAGTTTATTTTCTGTCCATTGTTATTATTGACCATGGACCAAAGTTGGTATTCTGGATCACTGTACCAATTGACTACAGTTTCGATAGCTGTTTTCCATTCTACTCGATCGTTGTAATATAACGCACCCCTTACAGCACAGTTGAGATATTTAACATTAAAGATCAACCACCAGAAAAAATCATGTAGACTATGCACAGGCACGTTAGAAGTTTTAATGTTGTGTGCATATTTTTCGTAGAGTAATCTACCAAATGTGTTGTCACCTTCGATGCTCAAATGTTTAATTATCAACTCTTTGTAAACACTAAAATGTACATTAGGATCACTGATTTTATATTTTAAATTGCGTAGATTAATGCGAACTGACCTATCCATGTCTTGGATGTAATAATCGTAGTGGTTATAAAGTGTTAGTCCGAACACAGTACCGAATATACAATCGCCCTCGTCGGCAGTAATAGGCGTAAGTCCTTGCTCAATTAAGTCATCGTACTTATTACTATTAGAATCAAGAATCTTAAATTTTTCAAAGATATACTTTTTCCAAAATACAGGATTTTCTATAATTGATTCAGTGCTGGCGCAGACTGTAATTTCTGTAAGTTCCTCAGCAGTTAAGTTTTTTAACAGTGATGCCATGATAACAGTACTGTCAATCCCGCCCGAGTACATAACTGCAAACTTTTTTCCTTGCTGTATTTGTTGCTTAATAGATAATGCTTTTGTATCTGTGATCTCACTAAAGGATTTGCTAAATGAAGGATCGTATGCAGGCATTTCGAATCCTGGAATTAGTTCCTGTTTCCAAGGCAAACTCCATTCACCGTGGCGTGTAACAAACCTGCAAGGGTTTAATCTCTTAGCTACATTAATATAGAACTTGCCGCCTGCATCACATTCTTGATATATGTTGTTCCATACATCATTGTAGTAAGAATTAAAGCTGATACTGGAAAAGTAAAGTGTGTCGTTAAGATTGATCATATTATACAATAAAAGTTGATACAGTTTCTGGTTTATAAGTTGCTACATCTGCAAGTTCTTCGGGAACAGGCCTGTTCCATATTTTATAAAATCCGTGTAGCATATATTGCTGTTCGTGATAATGTTCTTTCCAAATATTAAGTATACGAAGTTCGGCATCTTCGATGTTGTTAGCCATATACAATGCATGGCGTATTTCAAAGAATACACCATTTTCAGTTGCAGATCTATCAACCTTAGATTTTAATCCTGCAAGCCATTGCGGGTTTGCATATTTCTGCACGAAGTCTTTATTGTTAAACGGGTTAAACAATGCTTCGGTCATGTTAATTACATAAACAAGATTGTGGACATAATCTGCCCACTCTTGTAGTTTAGTCAGCATAGGTCGACGATCATCCGTTTTGTAATCTTCGGGTATGTCGGAGAATGTAATCTTTGTATAGTCGAATAAAAACTTTAACTGTGGATTCTGCCTTGCAATGGATATAGGACTTGGCCCAATACGTTGCTTTGTTTTATTAAAAATTGTATACCCAATGCAGTTTGCATTAGTTAATTCGAAGTCGGTAGGTGGAAGAATATATGCCACTGTTGGTACTTTAGAACTAATCAACTCCGCAGTTTCAAAAGTCATCCAAAAGTCGTAATCATCTATTAGGATGAATCTATCAATGCCCGGAGCAAAGATTCCGCTTCGTCTTCTATTGCCTCTTGAGTCTTTATAAAAGTGTTCGTAACCTATTTTTTTATTTGTCATATTATTTTAGTGTAAATAGTTGCTTAATGTAGAGGTATTTATGAACTACGGGTTTGATGACAAAAAATTCTATTTCGAATTTAAATCGTGTGGCCGTGTTCCCGGGAACATGAAAGAAGAAAACGATCGACGTGCAGTCGAATTGGCTCAGTCCAACTCTAAACTAATGCTCAGTTTAAGTTCAGGTTTAGATAGCCAAAGTGTCTTGCATAGTTTCCATTCGCAAGGAATCCCAATTGATACATACTTTATGTATTTGCCAGGCTATAACGATTTTGAATATGAAAATTTAAAATTAGTAGATGCTAAGTATCAGATAAAAACTAACATAATAGATGTTGATGTAGATGCAATTCGTTCCGACCTTGAAGAAGAATGTGAACGAACTGGTATTCACAAATACAGTTTATTATGGAAAAAGTTCTTAACACTGTTACCAGCCGACCAAGATTTGATACAAATGGCGCACGATCCATTTATTCACATTAGTCAGCGTAACCAATTTTACTATTTTATAAGTTATAACTCGCCCGAAGTAGTAAGACATAGAGCATTTGAATTAGTGGATAGGCCAGGGCGTGTTGTATTCTACGGAGACACTCCCGAATTCCTGTTAAGTATTATCACTGATGATATATTTAAAGCTGCCTTACATTCCCATGTATATTTCGATGGTAACGGTCTGCACAAGAAAGGCGTTAAGTTACAAACAGTTGATCGCTGGGATTATTACATTAAACCATTAATATACGGAAAATACTGGAAAGATCAGTTGTTGTATTTTCCTAAATATGTCGGATTTGAAAATCTTGATTGGTTACAAACTCCATTATTGCCATATCGACAACACGGAATAAGTATTCCGTATTATCAACTAATAGATCATTTAAAATTAGAACCTGGAAAGGTTAGACGGTTTTATGAAAATGTCAACGGTTGAGAAACGATCTAAAATGATATTTAGATTCTTCAAGATTAGTTTGAGCAAACTCGGTTAACATTTGAGATTGTTCTTTATCTTGTGCCCAAGCTGTTTCCCATACCTGTTGATTCAATGCGTAGCTGTTTTTTAGATCAGACAAGTCTTTATATTTGTAAACCACAACTCGTGAACTATTAGTGCTGTTGGGAATAGCAACAGTAATAAAAACTGCTCCAGGTTGCCACTCTATCATAGTTTCAGGATAAACTGCTAACCATGCAGCACCGTATCCATCGTGTTTTCTTACCAGCTGCAAACTGCGATTGTCGTAGTAAACCCAGTCAACTTCACTGATGTTAGATAGTCCAATTTGGTCATAGACTCCCGCATGAATTGTGGCTATGTGATCTACATCTAAAAACAAGTCCATGATATTCTCGGGAACAGCAGAAACGAGATCAATTCTCTTTTCGACTAATTTTAGGTTAGTTAAATCTACAAACTCAAGTTCTTTGCAGGCTATGGGTGCAGTTGATAAAAACCCATTCCATTCGTAGACAGGTAATTCTTCTAAAGCTGTTTCGTTTTTGCAGTAGTATTCTGTACGGCCTGACTTAATAGGAGCACCTTCTAAAGTAAAACTCCAATTATGATAGGGGCATACTCTGCTACCTATTCCCGACTTCGTTGATATAATACTCCGTTGATGCGGACATACATTAGAAATAATTTTGTATTGATTATTTGATTTTACCAATACGTACTTATTATCTAATTGTTCTATAGGCGTATAAGTGCCTTCTTCAAAATCAGTTACATGCCCTAAAAACATATTATTCCAAAATTCCTAACATTTCTTCGTGTGTGCCAATGAAGGATAATTCACTGGTTCCGTATTTACGTTTAAGTTTATTTTGATATTCTCTTAATAGATACCAAACTGCATCAGGCGCTCCTATCTTAGGGCGAGGCAAACAGTTCATAATTTTAAATTTATTCTCTTCACTGGATAGTGTCATATCTCTTGCCTTAACATATGACAGTACAATTTCAGGAGTCCAACTTAAAAAATTATACGTGTGGTAACCTGGATTATGCATATCTATATAGAAATCATCTTCGTGTAATAACCAACCAGATCGTAAACTACCGTCGGGCATATAAAAGCCCTTATCCCTAACTATATCGATTAGATAATCTAATGTATGATCGGGAAAGTATTCTGGAAAGGCCTGTCCGTTAATAACTATGCCGTCATGCTTTCTTGCATATTCTGCCAAACAAATGTTCTGTGCAGGGTAAAGTTTACGTCCTTTTATTTTATCAATAAATGGTTTTACTTCGGCAAATAATTCTAATGTAGTTATATCTTTTACAACAGGTTCAAGATTGTTTTCTTTGCACCACCTATATGCCCACCAGCTGTCGGTATAGGTTAACGGAAAGCCTGTGCCCCATACTTCATGAATAATAGGAGTAAAATCTATTTTCATTTTTTTAAGTGTTCTTGCAACAGTTTCACTATCGCAACCCCCACTCATAGGCACAAAGATTTTTTTACCCTTGTTAATCTCGTAAAGCTCTTCTGCAACAAGTTCGCAGGCTTTATCAAAGGACAACGATACAGTTGATTTTTTTGTAAGTTTAACAGCAAAATTATCCTTAGGATTTACCCTTGTAGTATTACCATTAAAGTGGTATTTGATCCACTTATCTTTGCCAATACCGTTTAATTCTGTATCCATTATTTTCTTTCATTTTTTGCAAGACGCAGTAGCATTAGTAGTTCTATTACATATCTACCCGGGTCAAACTGCCACCACTTTTGTCCTATTCTATAATCGCCGGGGCGTACATGATGATTATTATGCCATCCTTCCCCGAATGTCAAGAGCGCCCACCACCAAACATTGTGTGACTGATCAGAATTCTTAACAACCTTTTTACCAAACTTAGGATCATGATCTATCCAATTGCTAAACCTTGATGCAATGGTATTCATGAATACTGGGATTAGGTATAGATATATAGCGATCATAGGATCAATTGCTAATAACAGTCCAAGTGTAACTAATACTACACCTATGTAATATTCGTGTAAGAATCTATGTACCGGGTCATTAATAATATCCCTAACAATCCACTTATTAAAATCTACGCTGTAGTCTCCTATAATTGCACCCATTGGCCCTAAGATTACTGGGCTATGTGGGTCACCGGGTTTATCTGCATGTCTGTGATGCATTTTATGCACAAATACCCAACCAGCACTGCTACCAGTACAACCAATGTTGGCAAAGTAGCTGAACAGATACTCAAGTGGTTTCCAGAGTGTATATGATTTATGTGTAAGCAATCGATGAAATGTAACAGTAATTCCGAGACAGGTTATTAAAAAATATCCAAATAGCGACAGTAACCAGTATTCAATACTTGCCGGATTAAGTAATGCCCATAGGGTTACACAACCAGCTGTCAGTTGCATTATTATAAAAAACCATTCCCTTGGGTACAAATACTTTTTCATTTTTTAATCATCCTAATAATACTTCCAGCAGGATCAAACTCCCACCATTGTGTCTGTGTAGATATTGCGCCTGGATTCCCATGGTGATTGTTATGCCATGCTTCTCCTAATATTGCAGGAAATAACCATTTATTATTTCTACTACTATCCTTTGTATTAAAATTCCTATAACCGTGCATATGTCCAAAATAATTAAAATTATACTGACTTATCTGGATTAATAATATAGGTACTACCCAACCAAAGTATAAAATTTTAAGATCAATGACTGCCAGCAATACTACAAATAAGAGAATAATTGCCATGTACCATTTGTGTAAAAACAAATGCACCGGTGTCATTAGATCCTTTACTACAAATATCTTCATAGTTTCTGATTCTTGAGGTCGGCCTGCACGGAAGGCAAATAAGTTATAACCAGTATGTTTAGGACTATGTGTATCTTTCTCAGTATCTGAATATGCATGATGTTGTCGATGAATGTAAACCCATCCTAATGGACTGCCTCTACCAGCTAATATTGATAATACAGTGAAACTCCATTTTATAAACGGATGACCAAATTCAAAGGATTTGTGCGAATAGTAACGGTGAAGTGTTATCCATATACCTAATATGTTAAAAATATAAAACATTAAACCAACTGTAGCAACGTTTGTCCAAGTAATTGTATCTAAATAAAAAATGCCTGTAATAGTTACCATCGTTGAACACAATGTCAGCAGGTTAAGATTTTTTAATGTAGAACCAAATATCATTTAGCAGCCTCAAAATAGGAGTTGTAGTAGTATTTATCTACTATTACAGCTATGTGTTTTTAAGTTAGTTTTTGTAATTTTGTATTTTTTTCTGTATGGGATCTAATTAATTCCCAATCAAATTTGTATGCTTCGTCAATCCGGTGTCCTATTGCCCATTGCGTTATTCCGTTAATCTCAATAGGAAACGGCACGTCTACTACTCCATTATGGAAAAACTTTTCTATAGTCCTGTTTTTTTGATGGCCAACTCCGTTCCTTTTAATAATATTTAACAGTCTCCTATTGTACTTGTTGACTGTAATAATTATCATTTTATAATTATTTCGTGTTGCCCATGCTAATTGAGCAGGCCATAAAATGTCACCAAGAAAATGGTATCCTCGATATTCTTTGTTAACAAATGACCTAACAGATCCTAAGGCAATCTCAGGACAAAATTCAGAACGATGAATGCCGGATCCAGCAATTATAGCATTATTTTTCTCTAAAAAATAGTATTGTCCATTTCCCTTGTAAAATCTTTTTTTATTCCAAAGGATGTTTGCCAACGTTTCGTTTCGTTCCAGCCAATTTAATGCACCCATATTATAGGCAGCAGGACTGCCCTTATCTGGATTAGGATGCGACTCAATTGATATTTCCTCGCACCATGGAATTACCTTAGTCTTAATGTAGTGACCAGGCGCATTCAATTTAGTAAACGGGACAATTTTGTATTCTTTATTTTCCATACATGTTATATATCTAACTAAATAGTTGCATGGAAACTATCAGAGTATTAGAAGTCTTCAACGAGCTTGAAGCACTTAAAAAAGAAGTAATGGATATATACTTGGTGCATAAGAATCAAGAAAATCAAGTCATTCTACAAACTAATGTAGAAGGAGTTGAGGACTGGCACACTGGTGTTGGCCAAGTAGAACATCTTGAAAACAAATTAGAAAATGATTATGTTCATATTCAGCCGAGTCTTCGGGGCTCGTTGCTTGAAAAGTATATTACAAAGTACGGCGGGTTTAGAACTCGAATTATGGGAATGTCTACTAAGAGTAGCTACAGCGTACACAGCGATTTTACTTCGCGTATTCATATTCCTATAGTTACAAACTTTCACTCTTGGATGATTTGGCCCCATCTACACAAATGTCATCACTTGAGAGAAGGTGTAATTTATTGGACTGACACAACAAAGAAGCATACAGCAATCAATGGCTCATTAACTGATGAGCGTATACATGTTGTTATGTGCGTCGATTACCCACCAGCATAAATCTTGAATATGATCCAAGATTAAGCTCGCCTGTAAAGTTGAGCTCCATTGGATATTTAGAAGACATCTCCTCGACTGATTCACATGTATTAACATGATCGTATCCTTCGAGATTATTACTGTGTAAAACAATTTTTGCACTTGCAGGAATGCGCTCATACCAGGAGTTATCGGCGATATGCTCGCAACTGGTGTTAATAATTAAATCGTAGCCGCTAAGATCGATAGCATTAACATCTTCCGATAGATGTTTAAAGTTAGGATTTTTTCTATTCAAGTGTATTGCTAATTTTTCTAATCTTGAATCGGGATCGGTTTCTGTAATATTACTGAAACCTAATTTAAAAAGACAATAGCTGGTAAATCCTAACCAAGACCCTACTACCAGTACTCGACTATTGCTGTCCAAGTTTAGTTCCTTAATTTTACTCATCATCCATGCCTTACTCTGCATCTGTTTAGTTCGGAATGCATCTCGTATTTCCTCAAGTGTAACAATAGAAAATGCTTCTCTATCGTAAAGTGCATTCATCACTTCGGGGATGTGTCGAGTTACTGACGAGAAGTTTACGTCTTTACCTTCAATTTTTTCAATCATGTTTAAACTGCCTTTCGGTTCCATCTACAATTTTCTTAGCCAAGTTATATGGCGTATACTTAAACAAAAATGGAAATACGCTGTGTATAATCCCAGTTACAACTATACCAATTGCTATTAAATTAAAATAGCTGGCATACATCAAATGTTTGAAATAAGTTGTCTTTGCGTCTTTAAGATGCCCCATGTTTACCCTTAAAATATTTTTCGAGCCACGTGTAATTGTTTATCTTATACAGCTCTGTTAAATTGTTATCAAATTTTTCAACGTATTCTTTAGCGTCAACGTATCCTTGATATGCCCAGATTGCATTTAATTCTGTTATATGCTCGCAGGCCTTCCATTGATCAATATATACATCTATGTTTTTAGCATTTGGTCTGGATCGAAATATCACGCTCATCAATTTAACACAGTGTCTAAAAGCAGTCTTCCATGCGTCATACGGGGTCTTATTATAGATTGTGTCTGAATATGCTTGATCAATAACCATTTTGGTTTGTGTTGCGTTTAGACTGAAATCGCCCTTACTCATATCTCGATTTACAATGCTGCCTTTCCTCCATAATTTAACTCCGCCTAATAAGGTTAAATTTTTGTGTAACGGATCGTTAGCTTTGAACATTAATAAATCACTATTAATTTGTTCATGATATTCTAAAGTATGAGTAAGCCAATTATCTCCGTCAACTGTCCAAAAGAATTCAGTTTGACATAGATCATCACAAAGCAAATGGACTTTGTCTATGCCCGTTATGCCGTGCAATCTCACTGCATCTGGATGCAGTTCTTTTGTACGTTGCCAGTTTATTTCACTGTTGCTTTCTTTGAAACTAATAAAAAATACGTCCACTGTAATACCTATAAATATTTCGCTCATGCTATTTAAGACCTTTACTTCCACTGTTCAAAAATATTCTCATAAATTAGCCATTAATAATCTAACTTACCAACAGTTATATGATATGGTCATTGAACGAGAGTATGTACCAGTAAGCTACGCTACCGATTGGACTGTATTACTTGACGTTCTTAAGGCTGCAAGTTTAAATAAAGCCGTGGCTATTATGCCTAAGTTTAAAAGAGAATTAGTACAACTACCAGTTACGTTGCCCGACGAATTTGGAATCACATTGTTTAGTAGTGGCAGTAGTTCAGGTATTCGAAAACAACTCTTTATGCCCGAACGAATGATTATGGCTAATGCAAAGAATGCTGTAGAATGCCAGCAGATTACTGATCAGGATCGCATACTAACTGTATGCTCTCTAAATCATACAGGCGGATTAAGTGCCCAAACTATTGCAGGGTTGCTCTGCGGTGCATACAATCTTATAGAGCAGTTCAATGCATTTAACTTTTTTAAATTACTACAGCAACATAATATCACCGTTACACATCTAATTCCGGTACATATAGATGCGTTGATCAAAGTCAACTCAGAGTTAGCCATACCCAATCTACGTTTAACAGTTGCAGGCAGTGACTGTGTACATAAGTATCATGTAGAATTTTGGATTAATCGTGGAGTAAATTTTATAATGAATTACGGAATGACTGAAGCAGGGCCTATCATTATTAATCACAAATTTGCACAGGGTGATGAGTTAACAGTATTTGATCAAGGTGTACCGCTTGGCGATACCTGCTGGGCTGATACTAAAATTGTTAACGGAGAATTATTCTTAAAAGGCAACAGTGTGATCATAGGTGACACATGGTTACCAACAGGCGACTGCGTTGAGTTATGGAATAATTGGTATATCTACAAAGGTAGAAAAAGCGCAGGCTGCAAGATTATTCCAAAGGCCTACTAACAAATCCATTCTTAATCATATTGTAATATTCATCGTCGAGCCCTATGCCTAATCGCTCTCGAGATGAATGAAATGCGCATAATGCACTGTGATACTGAGTTAAATTAATTCTCCACAAAGTTTGTGGTATATGATAAACAATTGATTCTCTGTGAAATTTAACAATGTCTCTTTTTTCAAGCAGTTGTAATGCACGGTGGGTACGTTTCATTTTCCCGCTAACATCATGATCTCCGTGGCTTGTAGTTATTAACCAATCTTTACAGTTGTTATCTAATGCATACTGGATCTGATAAGGTAGTAAAATACTAAAAGGTACACTGTTCATATGATTCTTACTCAGCCCCGGAATCAAGTGATCATATTCGGGTAGTGTAGCACTCCTAAACAAACATCGCACTGTGGTATAGTTTCTATCAGCGTCGGGCCATTTATGGCAACCGCTGACTGAAGCAAGGTTGCCGTCGACTAACAATCCCCAAAATTCAGGAGGATGCGCCATATCTTGATGCCCGTTGAACTTCATCTTTGCTGGTGAGGTATTGTTAGAAAAGCCTGCCAGCCTTGCTTTGTCGCAGAACTTAACCAACAGTTCTATATTTTCATTGTTTAGTTTTATAACTTGCATGTGCATATAAATAGGATCACTATAGTATTTTAGCATAATTTGTGGGAGAAGTAAAGTCTTTACCCAAAAAAAATTTAGATAAATATTTTTAAGGAACACAACATGTATAAAACATTTAACATTGATTACAACAAAGAATTATTATTGGCATTATATAACGAACATAAGTCTGGAGACTCGGCTACAAAAGGTGGTTTCCTTGAACTTGATTTTGATGAAATTTTAGAAAATGCTGAAATATTACGATTGTTTGATATTTTAGAAATCTTTGGTGCACCGCATACGGGCACTGTTGCATTCAATTCTGTAGTTAATACAAGCGGCCCACATATATTTCCGGCGTGTAATGGGATGGTTATTTTTCCAATTGTTGGTTCGTTCATCACTAAATTTTATTCGTATAAAGTTCCGTTGGTTCGAGGGCGACCGGCATTGATGGGGCCAATGCAAGACCCAATCGAACACTTAGCATTGATGGATTCGTTTGTCGATGAAGTAGTAGTTGATAAGCCCACTGTTATTGACGGACTGTGTCCACATCAAGATTGTAAAATTGACGGCGAAGAATGCATATTTTTGTGTTTTAAAATACCTATGCATATTGATTGGAATACTATAACAGCGTTTGTCGATTCGTTAGAAGGTTAAACTTATGTATATAAATGCTTATAAAATGTTACTTGATAACAAGGACTTTTGTTTAGAAGAGACAATGGCATTTATCAATGCCCACACGCAGACTCAAACACTGGGGTTTGAGGGATTTCCGCAAACTGTTCCGTCTGTTGACTTTTGCCGCCGCGATATAAAAATTGTTATTAATGCGTATCTCGAGGGCCTTGAGTTGGATAACAACGAACGTATGATATTTGTAGGTAGTAGATATTGGAAAGGCGATAAGTCTGCACTTGTTGGTAATAAACAAAAAGAGATCACTGCTCATCATTTTTTAAGAGATCTAATTGTAAACTACGTTTTTAAAAACTTACAATATACATCTCAGCAAGCTATTGCATTACAGGTGATAACTACTCAAGAAGTTGAACAGGTAGCGGTTACTAAGATCTATAATGATTGTCAGTTGCTAATTGAGTCAATTGTAGATGGTCCTAAGAAAGAGTATCTACATAATCATCTTGAAAAACGATTTACTGCTAAATGGTGGGATCCCATTGAAGTTGAAAACGATAAGTTAGAAACTATTCTCGAATGTGCATATCAAGCGCCAAGTAAACAAGGTCATCACGATTTTGAAATACATGTATTAACTGATTCTACAGAAGGAAAAGAGTTTAAAGACTATCTGTTCTGGGAGAATACTGCATGTCTTAACAAAGTAAGAGCAGCACCTGGTCCCGGACCACGACGCTATAACGGACAAATGTTAGCGCCTATTGTTATTGTTTGGTTAGGTAAAACTCAACCAGCAACACGTAATCCATACGGTGAAAGCGAATGGCTAAGAACTAACAACGATTGTATTATCAGTGCTACTATGGCTATGTGTCAAGCAGAAGAGCTGGGTGTGAGAACAGGATTTTGCGGAACACTTGGCGGAAGAGAAATTGCTGATCGATTAAATCGTCCTAACCATACTGCAATTATTTCAGTTGGGTTTGGATATGCTACGCCGGACTCTTTACAAGTTAGAAAAGTTATAAAAGACGGTGTTGAAATGGGTTTTGACTTATCAAATACTGATCACACTATTAGAAGATCCGATAACAGAAAAAATAGACCATCCAAGTATTCGATGATAAATTACTTATAAGGAGGTCTGTATGACAGATTCAAATAAAGTAGTTCCGCCTGGACATAGCGGCAAAGCCCCTAAATTCGATGTTAGTCAAGTTACACTCGAAACAGTCGCTAATGAATTAGCATTGCTAAATCTTGGTGATTTCGAGCCATTGAATATTAAAATTAATTGTGGACAATTTATGCGAGAAGTTGCACAGTTTGATAACGACTGGGTTGACTATTTGCCAAGAACCGACAAGCCCAATAATAGACAAGGTTTAGTGTTGTCAAACTTACCTGGTAAAAGTCACACAGACAATCCCAGCCTTCCACAAGCAAGTATGGAAGCTGGTCGAAGATTAAGCGAAAATGATTTTGTAGAAAAGACAGTGGTCTACGATCAATGTAAAAGTTTACAACCGTTACTTGACGAATTCCAACCTATTGGCAGAACATTTTTAATTAAATCAAATATTGGTGGCTATTTTGTCCCGCATCGAGATCATCCTACTATGCCTCGTGAAAGTTTCAGGATTGCAGTGTTTTTAAATAACTGCGCACCTTTGCAATACGACTGGCTCATCGATACTGATCGAAAACTACCTATTGAAATGGGTCGTGCTTATTATATTAACACACGTAAAACTCATAGAACAATTAGCTGGACTAATGACAGTATCCATTTAATTATGAATATTCCTTTTAATTCAGCCAACGTAGCAAAGGCTATTGCAAGGTTGCAACATCCACACTAATAGCTTTTTTAAACAGCTCTTTTGCTTGTGAAAAAGAGTGGTTCTTGTTCACACTCCAGCTGATGATTACTCGACGCTGGTTTCCGTTTTTAACTGCGTGTGGTACGGTATTGTTTATCAATGTAGGAGAAGTCAGTGTAAATTTAAAAGTTTCTTCAACTGGAGACTTAATAATGTTATAAACTCGAGTTGGCAGGAATTCAGATTCTCCATCGTCTTTTAATTTGTAAAATATAGTATGAGAATCTTCAGTTCCTATAATAGGAATATTAAACGCACAATCTCTTGCGGCATCAATATGCAATGGTATATCTACACCGGGACGGCAGTCGTATATATTATACATAGCACTTAAGAATGGAAAACGTTCTTTTAGTGAACGCATATAATCATCAAGCTCAACAAGGCGTTGGTGCGGATGTAATCCTTCAACTGTGGGATGTTCTGTTTCAAGAACTAATTTTTTTAAATAATCTATATCAAGATCAATATCAATTTTGTAGGCATACTCATTGTTTAACATATTTTTGATCCTTTGGCATTTCACCTAAGTAAGTGAACATACTAATGCCTATCTTTCTTTTAATGTTTTGAGTTTTAAAATTACTTGCACAATGTAATCTCACAGCGTCAAACACTATTACATTTCCCGGAATCCAAGGCTGTGCAGATTGGAAACTGAGACCGTTAAACCAAAAGTACTGGCAATGTGTTAAGTATTGGTTAAAAATATCTCTACTTAACGGTTCTGTACTTTTATTATGTACTTGACTGTACTCGTATATTGGTGTGTTATAATAAGATTCGATTTCTCGAGGTGCGCCACCAAAAAACTTACTTGGTCCTTCAAGATAGTATTGATCAAAGAAACATAGATACGGATGTTGCCCTTCATCGTATCCTTCTTCGTATTCTATTTGAAGTGGAATAGTGATACCTTTATACGTCACAGGTCCTAATTTATCATCGTCATTGTGTATAATATGCGGGCTAACTACATCAAAAAAGAAAGCAGTGTATATTTTGCACTCGCCAATTTCTTCTTTTACTTTTTCAAAAATCTTTTTAAGTACAGGAATATTATTAAAATCGTCTCGCAACTCGCTGGTTACTGGACCTGTGTTTTTGTGTATTTTATTTGATCGAGTTTTGTATAATTCTAATAGTTCGTTGATATCGTCTTTAGTCAGTACCTGTTCAAGACTAATAACATCTTTAAAGTTTGACACAATAGTATCACGCTCTTCTTGTGTTCGATTCCTAAATAAATTCATTGCCACTCCAAATGTATCTAATATTTATAGGATCAAGAATGCATAGCCAAAAAAATAGGACCTAAAGGTCCTATTTTAACCTGCATACCAAATCTCTGTAAATCCTTCTTCTTCAGTTGGATCTTCCCAACTGGCAATCATACTGGCAACAACATGATCTGGAATGTCTTTTCCGGGGCGACTGCCTAACCGACGAATAAGTTCTGTGTGTTCAGGCGTCTTAAACACTACAGCAATATGTTCGTAGTCGGGTAACATGTTAAACTTACGGGCACGACTTTTTACAGTTGTACTGGTTTGATCCCAAATGATATCACGTTTTAATTCACGGGCCGCAATAACTTCTTTAGCCATCAAGTCTACAGCAGTGGGCATAAAATCTACGAATACTTCGGAGTAGGTTCGACCTACTTCCTTGGCGTAAACTTCAACCCACTTATCAGTGTTAATGTAGACACACGTGACTGCCCAATCTTGATTTAAAAACCAGGTACTTTTTCCACTGCCCGGAACTCCAATTAATTGATAACACTTTGGCATATTATATTACCTCTACAATGTAGTATCCTGAATTAGGATACATTTCGATTAACCATTCCAACATGCCCGGTTCATTGGGCAGTCGGATGGATTTGTACTTATTTGTAATATATGTCATATTACATCGTTGGTCCGTTGCCACTCTTAAAGCCAACAGTGCCGCCCTCTGCTTCAATGCGTTTAATGACATCTTCAAATAAGATAGGAGCAAAATCCGGAAGTTGTTCCACGCAAACGCAGTGGTAGCGAGTATCAACTACAGGAATTCCATACTTACCTGCAGGTTCCATCATTACACGATTAGCGTGTAAGTGACCGTGAATGTTAGTACCGAACCGGCCTAATGACTCTGGGTGCAATGGAATATGACTTAAAATAAGTCCGTTCATAACGTGGTAGGCACGTAATTCACGGAAGTATTGTCTGTACTCGTCATCACGAAAGATATCATGGTTGCCGCGTATTAACACTTTGTCACCGTTTAATCGATGTAAGATTTTCAATGCCTTACGGTTGATCACAACGTCACCTAAATGGTAGACCTTATCAGTAGGCTTGACACGGTCATTCCAAGCCTTGACCATGGCTTCGTCCATTTCATCTGCATCATCCCATGGACGTAATTTTGTAACACCATCGTTACGGGTAAAGCGGCATACACCTGTGTGTCCAAAGTGCGTGTCGCTTACTAAGAATACACTTGGCATATTGCCTCCTTTTTAGTAAGTTTCTTTTACAATATCAAACTCTTCTGCAGGCCATTTGGCTTTAAACTCATCTGACTTAACATATTCGTTGTATGCTTTAGCATCAAAGAACATCTTATGAAATACTGTTTTAAATGTGCCTTTTGGGTTTATAGTCAAATAAACCGATTTTGCTTTGCCTGCCATAGTATGTCCTTTACTGTTTAATGTAACATTATAACACAGGCTTAGAGATTAGTCAACTGATTTAAAGGTGCGCCAGTCATCTAAGTTTGGCTTTTCGTCCGGATCATACGTCCAGCCCAACGTCTTCATCATTCGATGTTTAACCAAAAGATTTGGACTACGGAATCTTTCAGTGTCGTCAAAGCCCATCATGACTCCTACCTCACAGACCGCACCAGAACGGCAAATGCCAGCATAGCAATGAACAACCACGTTCATACGATTAGCCAATGCGTGTTGCAGTAGTCGAACAAGCTCTGCAGCCTGCTCATAACTACAACGCATAGCTTCGTCCAAGGCAAAGTCCTTTTCTTCAATATCCAAGAACTCAAAGTTGTGACGCTCTTTAAACTGATGCTTGGCTTCAGGTCTCCAGCTGGCTGGATCCACAATACTGATCAGCATACTATTTTCGCCAGCCGCGTGATGGAACCCTGTCGGGATATCAGCGGCAGCTACATTTTCAATCCAAGGCATATTAACCTCCAATGATTATTGATGACCTTTACTTGTCAAACGGAAAAGTATACTAATTTCGTAGTGCAAATTCATAATTCGATTTCGACGTTTAATATATTCTTCATTGGCATTATCGCCATTGATAGTGAGATAGTGCTCTGCGGCCTCATCGTTGGCTGCAATTAATTCTTTCTCTAATTTTTCTCTTTTCTCTTTTAACATTGTAGTTACTCCTCTAATGATCTACGAAAAATAAGTTCTTGCCTTGCAAAGGCATCAATCTCCCAGGGCATATCTAAGTACTTAGTACGTTTACTGTACTTTTTGCCTCTCCACCATTTATCACCGCCATCTGCCTTCAATGTGCCTCTGGCAAGTTGTTTAACATGTACCATTTCGTGTGCTAAAGTAATACCCATTTCTTGCCACTTTGCAGGATGTAGGGCAATCACATACGAGTCTAATCCAGCTAATGATGTAGTAAGTCCTTTGTCGTGTTCTAATCGGCACACATCAATTAGTAAAAATTTACGACTACGCTCAAGCCCCAACTGACGGATCATGCTTGGTAAAATAGCATTAATAAATTTTTTAGTTTTTTCACTGCGCGATTTTACAAGATATTCCATAGTTGCCTTTTGTTGTACAATGTAAGTATTATACTGGTTTTTAACTAAAGTGTCAACTGTTGCATAATCAAAAGAATAGGACCATAGGTCCTGGGTGTAATTGAAGCGGCCGGGCAAGTAACGAACTTTCTTTTTTGCTTGGAGGCAATGTTTTACATATAAACTACAGCCGCAGTTTATTTATAAAACTAACTAAGGTTGATTATATATCCCTTGCATCGTAATGTAAGTTCATCGCCGGAATTTAAGGTAGTTGTATTTAATAAGTCTGTAATATGATTTCCGTTTAACTTTTTGCTCAGTGTTTTCAATAGCTGTTTTTTAGCTGATATACCTTCTACAAAAGAACTTACACCAATGAAAACTATGCTATTGGCTGAATTATTTTTAATCTCAAATGCAGTAGGAACGAACCAACTTGAATAAGAATCAAACTCAATAACTTTATCTACTTTTGCATCTATTTTGGAATATTTTTTATGTTTAATACTTACCATAGAATCTGCATTGCCACCGGAAAAATAAAAAAAGAATGTAGTTTTACTTGCCATTTTCAAATAAGCTCGGAAGCCCCATTATTTTCTTATAAAAATAATTAGAAATTGCAGTATGACTATTTGTACCCAATGCATAGTATTTTCCTGCAAAGTCAAACGGCACACGTTTATCAAATCTGTTTATTGTTAAGTCAAACAGGCTAAAATTATTAGCTTTGGCAATATTTGTTATTAGGTGTTTATTTTTAAAAATGTTGTAGTTATCTGATTTCCAATCTATAAAATCCCAATAATCTTCGTACGGAACTATTTCTCCATCATGAGATGTAATTATTCCTGTAAATTCTTTACTGACAAATTCTCGCCTGTTGTTATGCGGCCAAAGGACACATACTGCTGTTATCTCTTCGCTCAATACTTGAGTTATTTTTACAAGTACCCTTGACATTGTATCGCAACTCCCTCCAATTATTCCCATGTTTAACACTACGTGGTCGGGCATCTGTTTCGAAAGATTGGTAGGCCATATATCATTGTAGTTTAGATTTATACCAAAAGTATCAGTACAACCTAAACATAATATTATTTTTTTGTTTTTTAATTCTTCAACATTGTAATCAAAATTACTTCTATAACCAAGGTTATTAAAAGCAAAAGTTATATCAGGATACCATTGATTTATTCGTAACACGGCAGATCGATATTCTTCAGGATTTATTTTTTTTGAAAATATGTCCTGATATGCAGAAGGAAACTCCGATTTAAAGTACTTGTCTTTAAACTCATCTTTACCTAAATAATATTCTATTTTCTCTACACTCATTTAACATTTTCTTTAAAATTATCATTGTTCTTGTACAAAATAACTATTTATTACAGCGTCTGTTAATCTAAAAAAATAGCACCCAAAGGTGCTATCTAAAAACATTGTTTTTTAGATATCGTAGCGTGGGACCATTACAGTCTTAAGCATGATACCTTCTGGAGTGAATTGATCCAAATCAGCGGACAGCAAACTGGTCATTATACTTGGGCTAAATCCACTTACCAAAGCCGCACCACTCTTGTCAGCCTTAACAGGCACGTTGTCTGAACTGTTTAGGTTCCAGAAAACAATCTGTGGCACAGTGTAACCTGCATCTGCGAACTTGCGTTCGATCATTTGCATTGCTGTGTCG